CCCTCGATGTCGAAGGCGCTGTCGTCGAGCAGCCGCTGGCTGGCCTTGGGCAGCGCGCTGAGCTCGTGCAGCGGGATCGCGATGCGGTCGATGGCGGGCGTGGCGGTCTCGGCGACACCGGCGGTCTCGGTCGCCCAGCCGTGGCCCATTTCGGTGTGGTCGATCAGCACGTCGTAAGAGCCGGCCTCGACCTGCACAACGTTGGCCACCGCCCGGATCGACGCGGTCGAGGTCAGCACGCCGCGGATCGTCTCGGCGGTCTGCGCATCGACCAGATAGCCGCCTTCACCAGCCACCACGGTGCCCAGCGCCTTGGCTTCCATCTCCAGCCCGCGCAGGCCGTCGTCGTCGCCCGAGCGCAGATAGGCGTCAAACGCCTTGCGATGCGGGGCCGGGTCCGCGCCGCCGGCCTCCAGCACCGGGCGGCGCAGCGAAAGGGATTTGCGTTCCATCTTGGTCATCTGCTCTTCCTGTTCTTGAAGCTTCTGTTCAATTTCGGCCCGAAAGCCATTCAGTTCATTCATGAAACCCGCAACGGCGGCCTTCACTCCCGCGACCGGAGACAGATCCTCCCCGGCCCGAGAATTGGTCTCGGTCTTGCTCATCGCTCTTCCCGTTCTCAAAGGTGGTCGGCGGCGCGTCTACATCCGCGCCAACTCTCGGCGGGCGTCCTCGAAGGCCGCCGCCAACTCGCGCAAGGTCTCCTCCGACAGGCTTTCGCCCTTGGAGCCCACCCGCGCACTGGGCAGCATCGGGAATGTCACCAGCGACACCTCCCAAAGCTCCAGTTCCCGCAAGAGCCGCCGGCCCTCGCCATCCTTGACCGCCTGCACGGTGCGATAGCCGATGCTGAGCCCGTCGATGGCCCCCGCCGCGATCAGCGCCGCCGCCTCGCGGGCCCGCGCCACACCCTCCAGAAGCCGGCCCTTGACGAACAGCCCGCGGTCGTCCTCGCGCACCTCGTCCCACACGCCGATGGGCTGGGCCGGGTCGTGCTGCCACAGCATCCTGACCTGTCGGCCCTCGGCCCGCAGCCTCTTCAGAGAGGCCGCATAGGCACCCTTCTCGACAATGTCGCCGCCCCGGTCAGGATCGCCGAAACGGCTGGCATAGCCCGTGATCGTCGCCCCCTCGCCCAGCGCCAGGTCGTTGTCGAAGCGGCAGAATTTCCGCTCCAGTTGCCACTCGGTATCCATTCCGCACATCCTTTCGCTCCGCCTCTCAGGGGCTCGCCGTCAAGAGCGGCAGAACCGCCTCGGCCATCAGCGCCGCCGCCACCCCGTAGACCGCCAGCCACAGCCGCCGCTCGAGCCGCTCCAACGCCTGCTCGATCTTGTCGAGCCGCTGCACCAGCGCGCTCAGTTGCAACCCGAACACCCGCTCCTGCGCCTCGAGCCTCAGCGCCGGGGCGCACTCGAAGGGCTCGAAGCCATAGCGCTCGGGCTTCGGATCATCGCGCATCGCGCGCCTCCCCGCCGGTATCGTCGCCCGCGGGCAATGCGGGCAGGCCCAGCAACGCGCGCTTTTCCGCCACGCTCAGGAATTCCGCCGCCGCGACGCGGGCCCACTGCGCGTCGCGCTCCGCCGCCAGCGCCGGCACCTGGTCGAGGTCAGGACGCAACTCCAGCGCCGCGCCGGTGAACCCCGCCAGCCAGTGCGCCACCCCCGCGCTCACCCGCGCCACCAGCGGCAGCACGGTCAGGCGATAGAAGGCACGGTTGGCCTCCTGATAATTGGCGTAAGTCGCGTCGCCGGGAATACCGAGCAGCATCGGCGGCACCCCGAAGGCCAGCGCGATCTCGCGCGCCGCCGCCTCCTTGGTCTTTTGAAACTCCATGTCCGAGGGCGAGAACCCCATCGGCTTCCAGTCGAGCCCGCCCTCCAGCAGCATCGGCCGGCCGGCATTGCGCGCGCCCTGGTGGTGGGTCTCCATCTCGCTCACCAGACGGTCGTACTGATCGGCGCCGAGCGCGCCCTGCCCGTCGGCGCCGCGATAGACGATCGCGCCCGAGGGCCGGGCGGCATTGTCCAGAAGCGCCTTGGACCAGCGCGCGGCGGCGTTGTGGACATCGACCGCCTGGGCCGCGGCCTGCAGTGGCGACAGCCCGTAATGGTCGTCCTGAGGATGGAAGCTCTTGAGATGGCACACCGCTGCCGGCGGCTCGCCGACGTCGAAGCGGTGCTTGCGCCCCCCGGCGGCGTATTCATATCCCACCGGCCAGCCGTCGCGCCCTGGCACCACGCTCATCCGGTCCGATCGCAGCACATGCAATTCCAGCGGCACCCGGCCCGCCTCGCCTCCGACCGCCTCGATATAGCCGTTGCCGGTCAGCAGAAGCTGGCCGTAAAGCGCCTCGAAGAGTTCCGCCCGCCCCTGCGCCGGGTTGGGCCGCGCGACGAGGCCCAGAAGCGGGTGCGCGTCATAGCGTTGGGTGCCGTCCTGCAGCACCAGCGGCAGCACGGAGGCGGCCTCGGCGATCATCTTGACACAGCGAAATCCCACCGGATTGCCCGAAAACCCGTTCCGCATCAGGCTCGCCGTGTCGCGCGGGCTCCACACCGCGCGCCCGGCCCCATGCCAGGCCACCACCGGCCCGGTCGCGCTGGCCTTGTGTTCCGGCGCCACCGGCGCCGCGCCACCCTGACGGAAATAGTCGAGGATCATCTCAGGGGGTCTCCTTTAGCTGTGCCATGCTCGCCGGGGTCGGACCGGTGCTCGAGCCGCATCAGACGCACAAAGGTTTAGGAATGCTTTATCAGACCGCGCGCACCTGCGGTCGGCGCCATTTCGCGGCGGGCTCGATCATCAGCTCGCTCAGCGCCCAGACCAGCGCGTCCAGCCTGTCCGGGCTGCCCGGGCCGCCATAGCCCTGCGCGGTCATCGCGCAAAGCTGCTCCTCCAGCGCGCTCAGGTCGCCGCAATGATGCACCCGCCCCTGCTCGTAGAGCGCCGCCACCGGTTCGGCCCGCGCCGCCTTGCCCCGGCTCGCGCGGACCTTGCGCACCGGCACCATCGGATCGACCTGGCGGATCACCTCTTCGACCATGTCGCCGCCCTGGTTGACCTCGGCCACCAGCCGGTCGGCCCCGAACCGCTCCATCGCGCGGATCGCCGCGGCGGCCCATGTCGCCGGGCTGGCCGCCGATACGCTGCAATCGGCCAGGACCCAGGCCCGCCACGCCTGCACCGGGCCGCGCGTGACCGCGCCCGCGACAATGATGCCGCATTCGTCCGATCGCGCGCCGCCCGTGACCGGCGGATCCACCGCCACCACGATACGGTCGAGCACGGGCGCCGCCGCGACCCGGCAGGCATCGAGCATCACGCCCGTCCACAGTGCGCCCTCGACATCCTCGGCCAGAACGCCATCGAGTTCCTGCCTGCCCAGCCGGGTTCCGGCGTAGCGCGCGCGCACCTCGTCGAGGAATGAGGCGGCCAGATTGGCGGCGTTGGCCTCGGTCGGCGCGTTTGTCACCACCGTGCTGTCGCGTGTCAGAAGGTCCTTGAGAACCTTGACGTTGCGCGGCGTGGTGGTGACGCAGACCCGCGGTCGCTCGCCCAGCCGAAGCGCGAATTGCAGCATGTCCCACGCCTCGGTCGCGCGCTTCCACTTGGCCATCTCGTCGGCCCAGGCGCAATCGAACTGAGGGCCGCGCAGGGCCTCGAAATCCTGCGCCGAGAAGATCTGCGCGGTGGCGCCGTTGGGCCAGATCAGCCGCCGCCGCGTCGCCTGCCATTCGGGCCGGCGGTCGGGCGGCGAACAGGCCAGCAGCCCGCTTTCGCCGAACACCATCACGTCGCGCGCCTGATCGAGCGTCTCGCCCACCAGCGCCACCCGCCGGCAGCGCCCGGGATCGAGCGGTCGCGCCCCCTCGACCTGGGCGCGCACCCATTCGGCCCCGGCGCGGGTCTTGCCGGCGCCGCGCCCGCCCATGATCACCCACGACCGCCAATTGCCCTCGGGCGGCAACTGGTGCGCCATCGCCCAGAATTCGAACAGGTAGGGCAGCGCCAGCAACTCGGCGTCGTCGAGACCGGCGAGGAACTCATCCTCCGCCTCTTGCCCTTCTGAGACGATCCAGGCGGCCGCGGATCGTATCCCGGGCCGCGTCGAAATCGATGGCGAAGCCGTTGACGGCTCCCATCTCGCGAGACTTGCGTTTTCCAATTTCCATCTCCGCTTCCACCGCAATTCTCAACCATTTGCGGATATCCTCGAGGGCCTTCGTCGCGTCCTTCAACGCGCTCAGATCGCCCTCCTTGAGGCGTTCGTAGATCTCTTCCAGCCCGACGCGCATGTCGGCCAGTTGCCGTTCCATGGTGCGGATGGAAGTGCTGAGCCCCGACGGCTCCTCGTCGTCTGGTGTGATCAGAATCATGCCCTACCGTTCATGTGCGTGCGGAGTGTCCTGAGCCCGCCGGAACACCCACCGCCCGGATCAATTTTGCACGCACACAACCATTGCGTGCAAACGGCTGTCGAGTCAACGCGTTGCGCCCGAGCTTCCCGGCGCAACCGCCCGTGATGATTTGATTTTCTTAACGAGTCTTCCAGCGAGGCGGAGGCTCAGTCGGCGCTCTGTCCGGCCTCGATCTGGCGCCACCGGGCAACGTTGCGGTTGTGCTCGTCCAGCGTTTCGGCAAAGGCATGCCCGCCGGTTCCGTCGGCCACGAAGAACAGATAGCCGGTTTC